GATATTGCTGTGTGGCAGATTGTGAAGAACCGCAAGATTCGTGTGATGATTGGCTCGGTTTCACAGTCATTGGCGAAGATGTATTCGCGTCGTATTCGTGAAACCCTTGAAAGACAGTTCCCATTGGACCCTGACCCTGTGCTGATTGACAAAGGGCTGGCAATAAAGGCTGAAGCGTGTTTGGCGATTGACTACGGTAGGTTTAAGCCTTCAACTTCAGGGTCGTTGTGGCGAGCTGAAGAATTCATTGTTGAACAGGAGGACATGGGTGGGTTGGATAACAAGGAACCAACTGTTTCTGCTTACGGTATTGAGTCTGAATTCATTGGTCATCGTGCCGATCTTTGTTTGTTTGATGACGTTGCATCACCGGAGAACGCTAAAGAGTCTGCGGCAAGAGACAAACTCATTGAAAGATGGGATTCAATGGCTGAAGCGCGAGTCGATCCAGGCGGCCTGCTTGCAGTTGTCGGACAGAGACTTGGCCCGCTTGATTTGTATGCCCACTGTCTCTCTAAAGTTACGTACGAAGATTTCGAGGATGACTATGACGGATCAGATACAACGGACATTTCACAAAACACAGAACCGTTAAAGAAACAAAAATATCATCACCTGATCTACAAAGCGTATTATGAGGATTTGGATACAGGGCTTGCGTCTAAACGCAATAGTTCCCCTGCATGGCCTAACGGACCACTCCTAGACCCCCATCGTCTGTCTTGGAAAGACCTGTCGTACATTAAACATTCCAACCCATCCAAGTTTGCGGTGGTGTATCAGCAAGAAGATCAAGCTGAAGGCAACTATCTGATCGAGCGTGTGTGGGCTACCGGCGGGATAGGGCCTGATGGGGTGCTATACCCAGGTTGTGTAGACAATGATCGTCGTCCAGGTCACGTACCCCACAACCTTCAACCCCCACTTATCTCGATTGCCAGCGTTGACCCGTCACCAACTATGTTTTGGGCTATCCAATGGTGGATATATCAGCCTGAAACGAACCTGCGGTTCCTCATTGACGTGGAACGAGTCAAACTCACCGCAGAACAACTCCTCGGCTTTGACACCACAACCCGTGACTATTCGGGGATCATGGAAGATTGGCAAAACAGGGCTATGGACATGGGTTATCCGATCTCACATTGGGTAGTTGAGGTCAACGCAGCCCAACGATTCTTGTTGGCACATGACTTTGTTCGCAAATGGCAGTCCCGCCACAACGTAAACGTGATCGCACACACCACCAGCCGTAACAAGATTGACGAAAATCTTGGTGTGGAAGCGTTGCTTCCACAGTTATTCCGTTCCGGTGCAATCCGAACCCCATCTATGCGGGAAAACTGGAAAACACTTGCCTTCATCGAAGAACACTCGTCGTGGACTAGGGACAAGAAGAATGGTACTGACCTTGTGATGGCGTGTTGGATGGCTATGTTGCATTTACCTAACTTGTCGCCTGTTAGTCGGCCACAAAAGAAATGGCGACCTTCTTGGCTGGTGTGATAACTTGTATCTAAATGCTGTCTACTGAGGAAATCGTCCAACTCTACGAGCAACGCCGTAGAAATCAAGGTCCTGTTCAGGAGCAGATGCGTCGTGTACGCGATCTAGCCAACGGTGACGTGATCGTTCCGTTGAACGAACTTGATAAGAACGCTAAATCCTCAGTAGCAAACCTGTTGGTGCAGGGTTTGGATCAGATGTCTATGCGTGTGACATCAACAATGCCATCCCCATACTTCCCGCCAATCAAAGAAGGCTCAGAACGCTCTAAGTCATCTGCTCGTATGCGTAAACGTGCCATGTTGTCCATTTGGGATCACAACCGTATGCAGATGAAAATGCGTCGTCGCGCACGACACCTACTCGGCTACTCACAATCAGCTGTAGTTATCAAGCCTGACTTCAAAACTTTGATGCCTGTGTGGTCTGTGCGTAACCCGCTGGACACTTTCGCTGCACCTGTAGATGATCCTGATAACCCAACCCCAGATGACTGCATTTTCACGTATCGTGCCAGCGCAAGTTACCTGCTAGAAAACTATGGCGAACTTGTATTAGGGAAACTGCGTTTAGGCAAAATTGCTGCCGACACCAAATACACGATGCTCGAATATGTTTGCTCAGACTCCATTCAACTGATCGTTCTAGGTGCTGAAGATTCACCGAACCTAACCCCAGGTGAACGTGCAGGCATTGAAGCGATGATGCTTGAATACATCCCGAACCGTACAGGTATGCCACTAGCAATCGTCGCTAACCGCATCACCCTAGACAAACCACGCGGACAGTTTGATGGTGTGATGGGAATGTATTACACCCGCGCACGACTACAAGCCTTGACTGAAATTGCCATTGAGCGCGGTATCTTCCCTGAAGAATATCTGATCGCTCGACCTGGTGAGAACCCTGAAATTTTGCAGGTCGCTGACGGTAAAGCCGGACAACTTGGTGTTGTGAAGGGTGGCGACATTCAACAGTTGCAACTCAACCCAGGCTACAAAACTGATACTGCGCTTGATCGTTTGGAACGACAGGAACGTTTGGAGGGTGCGATTCCTGCCGAGTTCGGTGGAGAGTCAGCCAGCAACATCCGTACTGGTCGTCGTGGCGAATCCGTCCTGTCAGCAACAGTTGACTTCCGTGTGCAAGAAGCACAAACCACGTTTGAACAATCCATCTTGGAAGAAGATAAAGTTGCTATCGCTATTGAGAAAGCGTATTGGGGCAACCAACAAAAGTCTTTTTTCTTTGGACGCAAATCATCTGTCGGAGAAGAAACCTATACACCAAACAAACTTTGGCAAACAGATTTCCACTATGTCGCATATTCTGCGGCAGGCTCGGATGTGAACTCGCTGATAGTCGGCCTTGGTCAACGACTCGGAACAGGACTTATGTCCAAGGAATCCGCTCGCGAAGCTGACCCGTTGATTAGCGACCCTGATTTAGAACATGACCGCATCATCGTAGAAGGAGTTGAGAGTGCTTTACTTACAAGTATTCAGCAACAAGCTGCGGACCCTAATGGTCCGTATCAGCCAGAAGATTTGGCGTATCTGACCAAGCTCGTTGTCGAGCAGGACGTGCCGTTGTTTGATGCTGTGCGTCGTACCGATCAACGCGCTAAGGATCGTCAAGCAGCACAAGCACCACAAGGTTCACCTGAGACTATGCCAGGACTTGCGATGCCAGGTATGGGTGGACAAATGCAAGCAGGCCCACCACCACAAGCAGGTCCACCGCCGATTGACCAACTACTCGCACAACTAGGAGGGTAAGTGAGCGACATCCAAGCAGGAACAAACCGTGTAGCAATCCAAGCTGCAACAGGTCAAACCTACGGTAAAGCAACAGAGCAAATGAACGCCCAACGCGCTGTACCAATGGGCGCACCACCAACAGAAGTACCACAGATTCAGCGTCCTGTGCCTGGCACTTTGGGTTCGTTGACTCGACCAACAGAACGACCAATGGAACCGATTACTGCTGGCGCAAACTTTGGTGCAGGCCCTAACGCTATTGCTGCTGGTATCCCTATCCCGCAATCACCAGATGCACGTGCTATTGACGAAATTCGCGCTATCGCACAACTGTACGGTTCGGATGACCTTCTTGACTTGTTGGATGCGTATGGAAATCAGGTCTGATGAAACTGTCACAACAGCTACCGGCAGACACCGTTAAGTTCAGATTAGAAAAACCATCTAAACCACCAGTAACACCTTCGCTCACATTAGAGCAAGTCGCAAAGTTGCAAGAAATCAAAACACGTGCAGGTTGGATCGCGCCACAACATCAGGTTGCTTTAGCAAAAGGTAACGCCACCACACAAGCCATTGACGCTGTGGCAACGATGACCGCTAAACAGATGATCGATATGCAAGGTTCCCAAGAGGAAGAAGGGAACTGGTTTGCTGAAAACGTGTTCAACCCTGTTAAAGCAACTGCTCGTTGGGGTTTCGCTGGATTGAACTTTGTTCCAGAGTTTGTTCAGGGTGGGTTGGCTCAATGGGGTAAACCTGGTGACACCATGTTCCAAGATGGCTGGTTTGCTCAAACCAGTATTGGCTCGATGTTGAAAGCAAGTCAAGGCAAGATTATTGATCCTCGTACCGGTCAGCGTGTGGATAACGGCGAAGGCTGGTTCACCGCTGAGGGTGTGCTTGATTATCAGGGCAAGAAGGCCCGTGAATACCGTGGGACGATTAACGGTTCAGCGTGGACTGTTGGACGTGCCGCAGCGAACTTGGTGTTCAAAGAAAAATCTTTGCCATACAACATATTGTCTGGTGTTCTTGATGCTGCGGTGATGTTGAAACTTGATCCAACAGGGCCAGTAACCAAAGGCATTAAAGCAGCCACAAAAGGTGGTTTGACTGTTAAAGGTGTTGATGTTATTCAGTCGAGCAAAGTCCCGTTGTTGTCTGCTTCGGAACTCGCACCCTTACGTGCTGCCCTTGAATCGGAATCAGGTTTAGTTAAAGGTCTTGGCGAAATTTCACTTGACGGAACCAAATGGGATACGTTCACTCGAACCAACACCCGTATGCGAAGGCTGATTGACCGTGTTGCTGAGGAACCTTCTGCGCGTGTCATCGCTGAAGATATTTTTGACCACAAACTGCCGAACGAAGTTGTTGCTGCTTTGGCTGACGCTAGTGACCCTGAGGATATTCGTAAGATTCTTGCATCAGGTTGGGGTATCGGTAAGGGTGCTTTGCCAGACGATATTCGTTTGATTCAAGGAAACTTTTTGACATCGAGGGTTGGTGAACTTGTTGTTCAACGTATGCCTCTTGTTGATGGTGTTCGTAAGTCTCGCTATTTCACGAAAATGGCTGACGCAAAAATTGTGGTAAGCGGCGATGTTAACGACAACCGTAACGCCATAAAAACCATTATCTCCTATTTGCGTACAGCTGGTGTGGATCAGGAAACGATTGACACTATTGCAGACTCAGCGATCCGATCATTTACCCCTAATGCTTCCGATGTGGCCCGTAAAAAAACGATGGATATGTTTCATTCCACGATGAAGGCTGTGATGAAACAGGACGGCATCACGGATGAAGCGATTGAGGAACTGTATGCGCGAACAAACGATGGTGTTGAAACCATCCGTCGTTATATGCAGAATAGATTTGGTGAATCATTTGACGGACAATACAGTTCTTACCTGCTGAACAAGAACCGTGATTTTCTTCCAGAAGAAGAAATTGAAACTTTGTTGTCTGAACTTGGTGTAACTGATGGTAAAGGTTTGGCGATTGTTTCCCCAACAGAACTTGTTGAAATGCTTGATCGTGTGCAGGTTTTGCCTAGTTTGCGTGATGTTCGCCGCATCACCCGAAGCAAGTTGTTTCGTGAGGTTCTTAGCGACAAAGAACTGTTTGGAAAAAAACCATTCGGTAAAGCTCCTATCACAGCAAAACGTCAAAAGCGTAAAATTACCGTTATCACCGATCAAAAAGAGTTTGACCGTCTGGGCGAGCAAGTAGCTAAACTTCGCAAAATACCGTCCAAAACTACTGACATTAAAAACGAGATTGAGGATTTGTTGCAGAAACAGGCTCGATTGAAAGTCATAGAAGAACGTCGTGTAATTACCGCAGAGCAACGTGCTGCTGTAAATGTTATGGACTATATGCAGAACCAGTTGTGGAAACCGTTGGCTTTGGCTACCGGTGGTTATGTTGTCCGTAACTCTCTTGATGCCCAAGTCCGTATGGCTTTCAGTGAACTCCCATCAGTATTTACCCACCCATTTGAATATATGAACCTTGTTTTAGGTACATCAAAACGAATGAGCCTTAAATTAGAAAACTTGGCGAAGGTCGGTACGACTGCTGACCCGAAAACATTGTCCAAACTTGGTTCACAAATCGATGAACTGAAAGCGATAACCTCACCAACTCCGCGCCAGACTGAACGTTTGAAGAAACTTGAACGAAAGTTTGAGGAACTGATGTCTTTGGGCGATCAGACCATTGATGAAGCATTACAGGATTTGGCTAATGAACTTAGTTTTCGTCGGGGTAGGCAGGGTCTTGGCGGCGTAGAAATTGATGACCACATGGAGCGTACAGGTTCGTTTGAAAACGCCAGCCGTGGTGAAGTGAATGGTTTAGAACGCCATACCGACGCTGTATCACAAAATGGATACAGAACTTTCAACGACCCGTTCCGAAAAGTAGCTGTCCAGACTTTTGTTGAATATGGTGGTGATTCACAGGTGGCCCGTGAACAGGCTGCTCGACGAATCGTTAACATTATTCGCAAAAATAAGAAACTTCAAAACGATGTTGATGACTTGCACCAATATGGTTTCTATATTGTCAATCCTGAAACTGGTGCAATATCCAAAACTCCACCGATTGACATTCGCGCATTAAGCGAAGAAGATCAGATCGCTACTTACTACCAATACGCCATGCGTATCAGCGTAGAAAACGGCCAGTTGTTGACCGGTGGTTTGTCGGAAATTCAATTTATGTATGCGTTCAATCGTGTGCCTAAATATGTTGACGGCAAAATCGTTCCACGCATTGAACGCACGATAAGTGAACTTACACTTGCTGAAGGCGACCAGTTCAGGGTTGGTGCGATAGTTCAATTAGAAGGCGATGAGATTGGTGTTATCACCAAAATTAGTGACGATCTTGGAGATGTTCTCATTGACCCATTAGACGGTTCTATTGTCGATTTTTCCAGAGCGACCATTCAGCCTGTTGAAGCGGTTGATGCGTTTGGTCGTGGCGAAGGTAGCGCGGCTGCTCGACGGATCATTAAGAACCAGCCGTTGTATGACGAAGCAACAAAGGTCGGTTTGCCACCGGTGTTGAAACGTGAATTGATGGAGTCGGCTTCTTCGGATCAAAGCAAACTTGCGTCATTCCAAGACTCTTACGATAAGTCTGTTGACTGGTTCTTCAATAGCGTTGTAAACACCATCACGACGAAACTGGAACGTAACCCTGTGTTCCGTCAGTATTACTACGAAGAAGTTGGCAAGCTGATCGACCGTCTTGATCCTGCTGAAGCAAAGAAGTTTTTGGATTCTGTGGAGAAAAAGGCTAAAGCATTGAATATCAGCCCAGAGGAATACTTGGGTGACAAAGAAATCCTGCGAAAAATGAAAGCATCAACCGAAACTGCTGGTGATGTGACCATTGAAGAACTTGATGATTATGCCAAATATGTTGCTGTAAACAACATGAAAGAACTGTTGTATGACGCTTCAAGTCGTTCAAACTTGCAGGACGCTTTACGGATCATCATGCCGTTCGCCCCTGCTTGGAAAGAAGTTCTCGGCACGTATGCAGGTTTCTTGAAGAAGAACCCGATTGGTTCAGCGCGATCATTCCAGCGTGTTTACACAGGTATTGCTAACGCTGACCCAGACAACGATGGTCGAGGGTTCTTCTACCATGACCCAACAACCAACGAACTGATGTTCACATTCCCTGGTTCGGGAACACTCGCTAAAGCTCTGACAGGTTTGGATGCAACCCTTGAAGCCCCTGTGTCACGACTATCGCAAGGTATTCAGGTGATACCAGCATTAGGTCCAGTCGGTCAGATTGCAGCATCAAAGATTCTACAAAACACCCCAGACACCAACTTCCTTAATGAGCTGTTCCTGCCATACGGCTCTAAAGGAATTACTGCGTTAAGCCCATTACCAGGATATTTGGAAAAGTTCAGTTCAGCAATCATCGCTAATGAAGATGACTTGAACAGCATTTTTGCCAACACCTATATTGAGACACTTCGAGCATTATCAGCATCAGGCGATTATGACCTTGACAGCCGTGAAGATGTGAAACAGTTGGAATCTGACGCAAAGTTCAAGGCCCGCATTTTGACTGGTTTCAGAGCGTTGTCACAGTTCGCGGGTCCGTCGGCAGGAACCACAGAATTCAAAGTTGAAACAAAACAAGGTGATGTGTTCGTTTCTTCTTTAGTTAAAGAGTTTTACGATATGCAAGCTGACCCTCAGATCGGTTATGACAAAGCGTTGCCACTATTCCTTGAAACCTATGGTGATGAAATGGCTTTATACGTGAGTTCTAAGAGTCGTGCAAATGCCGAAGGTTTGGAAGCCACCGAAGAATTCGGCAGATGGGCAGATGACAACGAACAGTTGATTGAGGACTATCCAGAGGTTGCCCGCTATTTTGCTCCCGCTGGATCAGATTTCAGTTTTACTGTTTATGATCGTCAACTTAAAGCCGGTGAACGTGTCAAACTTACCGATGACCAGTTGATTGAGTTGGCTCAACAGCGTATTGGTTCAGCGAAGTTCCGTCAGGCCCGTGAACAGGTTGGCCCATATCCGTCTGCTTCTGCTAAGGATTTATTGAAACGGTATCGTACTTTTTTGTCGAAGAAATATCCTGGTTTCCCAGAGTTCGCAGAGTTTGAGGTTGGTAAGTTTTACAACGATGTGGCCGATCTGAAGAAGATTGTGTTTGATGATCGTGTTGCTGATACTGGTATGGGTAAAGCTGTTACGGAATACTTGTTGGCTCGCGATCAAGCCATCGCTGCTTCGGGTTCTACTGAGCAGGGTTTCCGTCAGGCTAAGAGTGCTGCCCGTTTGCGTGATGGGTTGGCGGCTCTTGGACTAGCATTGTCTAAGCAAGAACCAAATTTTGCACGTATTTTTGATCGTCTACTAGCGTCAGAGGTTGAGTAATTATGGATGAAGAAGAACAGAACCAAGCGCAGACGGGTGGCGGGCAGACCGATTGGGAGCAGTTCGCTGCTGAACAGGGTGGTTTTTCGGGTTCTACTGGTGGTTTTGGGTCGCTGACCGCATATCCGAAGCGTGTGTTCGTTGACTTTGATCCTTCTATTTCCCAACAGCAACGACAAAGCATTATTGGTCAGGTCAGTTATTACGGTAAACCTGGTGGTAAAGAGGCTGCCCCGATTTATTCTGGTGAGTTTTTGGTTAATGAGCGTCGCCTGATTGCTCGCGCACCATACGGTGAGGAAGATGTTTACAACGAGTTGTATGCGATGAAAGACGGTGAACGACTAAACACGTTGCGTTTGTTGCAATCAAGAGGGTTTTATGGGTCTGGTAAGCCGTCGGCCACAGGAACTTTGAGCAAGGATAGGACAGCGTTCAAAGAGTTCCTAAGTTACGCGAACGCTAAAGGCTATACGTGGAAGCCGTTGTTGCAAGAGTTGATTACTGCTTCTCCTGTGTATTCGGGTTCTGGTGGTGGTGCAAGGTATCGGACTTCCCCATCTGAAAACGTTGCTGAGTATTTGCGTACTGCTTCTTTGGAGAAGTTGGGTCGAACGATGAGTAAGGCTGACATTGATAAGGCGATTGCCGCTATCCAGCAACAGGAGGCCACCAGAGGGCCGTCTGCCCCTGCTCTGTCGGTTATGGCTGGTCAGCAGGTTTCACAGTTGCAGGGCGGTGCTGAGAAGGCTGTGCGGTTCCGTAAAGCCATTGACGCTGCTATGAGTATCGTAGGTTAACCATGTCAGCAAAAGACGACCTCAAAAAAGCACAGGATGCCCTTGCCGATCCCAGAGTTACTTCGTTTGAGTACAAGGGTAAAAAATATATGCTTACTGAGTTGCGCGATCAACTGATCCCACAACTGACTGAGGCAGCGAAAAAAGAATCTAAAGCAGCGCAAACTGCTGATCTGTCTAAACGTGGTTCTGGCCCAAAGGTTGCTGAAGCAAGAGATGCTGTTGCACGTGCGGAGCAGGCGTTGTCATCTGCGAAAGGTCGATTTGCGTCTGGCAAGTTAACTGAAGCTGGACTAAAGCCATTCCAGGATGCTCTCAATGCAGCGCAAAAACAACTAAACACTCTTACCGGTGGTACAACTCCTGGAGTGGCAACAACCGATATGCGGGCTACTGCTCAGATGCGTGGCGAAGGAGTAGGGCCAGCAACCACAGCCGCATCAACGGGAACTGTTACCACCCCAACTGTTAGTGCTGCAACTGTTACCGGTTCAACTGTTTCTGCTCAATCTGCAACATCTGCAACAGATCAAAAAACTTTTGTTGATTCAGAACTAACGAAACGAAAACTGAAAGACACCCCTGCAAACAGGGAGAAACTTCGTAAAGAATTCCAAACTAAAAACAAGCCTGTCGATGATATGGCTTGGATGGACGAGTTCAGAAAAACATATGCCGCATATTCGGACTGGACCACCAACCAAGTAGTTGACCATTTTGGTCAAGACTTTGTGGACATTCTCAAAGAGGCCGTTAACACCGAGTTCACAGATGAGGAAATTCAGGCTCGGATTAAAGGTACACAGTATTTTAAATCAATCACAGACTCCCAATACAAGTTTGATGGTGCTAGTTCTGCGGTACAGAATGGTTTGATCCAGTCTGCACGTGATGCGATTGTCAAAGATTATGCCGATGTTGGTTTGGCACAAACAGACATTGATGAGATCGCTAGGAAGGTCGCCCGAAACGGGTTGACTGCCACCGGTGTCAAGCAAGCTGTTTACCAGTATGCGTTCCGTAAACCAGCAGCAGCAACAACCCCAACATCGCCTGGTATGGCAAGGAACGCTATCGAGGGTGGCGACGCTGATGCTATTCGCCAAGCAGCACGTGCTTACGGTTATAGCGTTTCTGATGCTGAGATGCAGGCTGCCCTAACCGGCGGGATGTATAACGGTGTTGCTGTCACTAAAGACTCGATTTTGCAGAAAGCGCAGAAGTCAGCGAAAGGAAAGTACTTCCATTTGGCAGATCAGATTGATGCTGGTTTGTCGTTGGAAGATATTTTTAGTGGCTACCGCAATTATGCTGCTGACGCTTTAGAGATTGACCCAAACCAGATTGACTTCACTAAGGACAGCAAGTGGGCTAGGGCTTTCGGTACTAAGGAGACTGGCCAGATGTCGTTGACTGATTGGGTTACAACAATTAAGAGTGATCCTTCTTTTGGTTGGCAGTTCACGAAGCAGGCTAATCAGCAGGCTACGGATATCGGTTTGACTTTGGCTAGAGCATTTGGAAAGGTTGGCTGATGAGTGACACAGGTTTAGGTGGGGTTGATTTCAGTTTAGGTTTGGAGAACCTCAACACCGAGTTGGCAACATATTTTGCAACTCCTGAAGGTCAAGCAAGTCTTGCTGCCTCTGGCTTGGGTGGCATAAACATTCCTGATGCTGCTGTCCCTGAGCCTGTTCGCCGTGAACAACCTGTTACACCTGAAACAGAAGTTGATCCTATTGCACAACAAATGCAGTTGGATCGAGAGTTCCAGCAACAGCAAGCTGCTTTGCAAACAGAGCAACGCCGTCGCGATGCTCGCACAACAATGGCCGATGTTCTCAACACCTACGGGTTGGGCGAACTGTCTGACTACATCTACAACGAAATCATCGTTAAAGAAACCGTCAACATCAACAACCCTGACGCAATCATTTTTGCTATCCGTGAACAGCCTGCCTATCAAAAGCGGTTTGCTGGTAACGCTGCACGTTTGAAGAAGGGCTTGGCTGAACTTGACCCTGCTTCATATATTTCTTTGGAAAACCAATACCGTGAAACCTTGCGAGCCAACGGTTTACCAGCCAACTTCTATGACCAATCCGAGGACTTCCAAGCCTTGATCGAAGGTGATGTTTCTAACGCCGAGCTGAACGAGCGTGTCCAGCAGGGTTATCGTGCTGTCGCTGACGCTGATCCAGCAGTTAAAGAACAGATGCGAAACCTGTATGGTGTCACCGAAGGACAGTTGGCTGCATACTTCCTTGACCCACAGCGCACAGCCCCACTACTCACCCGTCAGGCACAGGCCGCCAACATCGCAGCCCGTGGACTAGAGCAGGGTGGTATTCAGCTGACTGGTGCGTTTGCTGAGAACTTGGCAACCCGTGGAATTACTGAACAGCAGGCTCAGGCAGGTTTCGCTGAAGTCGGCAAACTAGGCGAACTAACACAGACTTTCGCGGGTGAGACTGCACTATCCGGTGAACAACTGGCAGGTGCGGCGTTCGGGATTGATGTCGCCGCGCAACAAGAGTTGGAGCGTAAACGTCGCCTTCGTACTGGTGAGTTCGCTGGTGGCGGATCATTTGCTCGGACAACTGGTGAAACATCAGGCTCTACTTCGATAGGTGTTGGTAAAGCGCAATAGCATACTTGACAGTGTCAAGTGAGGTGTGTGTATACTGTTAATGTTCGGTTACGAACACCATTGGAAACCCCCCGATTTCAATGTGCAAAAGGGGTGAGACTTGCAGCCATCACGTAACCTCCAGCGTGATGTGGGCAGAAGGAGTGGGTCATGTCAGATGCAAACTACGAGTTTGAGGATGATGTAATGCAAGACCAGCAGCAATCGAAGGACCCTGTGCGGGCGCACCTGCGAAAGCTTGAAGCCGAGAATAAGGCTTTACGCGAGCAGGCAGCATCAGCAGAGGCAGCCCGACGAGAACTTAACTTCGTGAAAGCGGGCGTCGACCCGAACGATCCGAAGTATAAGTATTTCGTTAAAGGCTACGACGGTGATTTAACACCGGAGGCGATTCGACAAGCAGCAGAAGAAGCAAGTCTCATACCTAGCCAGAACAAGGAAGTGGTTGCTGAACAGCAGTCATGGAATCGGGTGGCACAGGCAGCGCGAGCTGGACAGACTAGCGAACCTCCTGTTGATTACGCTCAACGTATTGCACAAGCAAAATCCGCGGATGAAGTGATGCAACTGCTGGCCCAGGCGAGAGCCGAAGCAGAAAAATACTAATCACTCCCCATTGGATTCACATTCTTTGGGGCTACCCCTAAAGGAAAGTCATCATGGCTTACACCCAACAAAGTTCGGTTGATACCGACCAGGCAGCGTATGATCGTTTGGCGTATTTCGCCCTCCGTTCAGAACTCTTGTTCGATCAAGCAGCCGATGTTCAACCAACCAACCAGTCAATGCCTGGTTCTTCGGTAATCTTCACGATTTTCGCAGACCTCGCAGAAGCAACCAGCACACTTGCTGAAACCACTGACGTTAC